CCAGTCAGTCTGATTTTATAAAGTTCACAAATAAACACTTGGCCGACGAAGCGATGAAAATACGCTTCCTAAGCGTTTTCAAAAGGCATTTGAAAGGCGATTATTTTTACACTTGGGAAGCAAATGCAATTCAAAGCCATGCCAAGGCTGCTGCTGAGACTTTGGAGTATCTTCAGTATATGTTGCTTGACATAAGTGCATCAAAACCTAAGCGATGTAAAGAGTGGCAAATTTTTCCGGATCATTATGACACCAAAGACTGGGATTGGGTAAAATTCACTGAAGTATTCATAAATGCAAGCCTTGTTAGCGGGCCTCGATTTCATCCAAAATTTAAAGATTTTTTTCACGAAAAAAGAATGCTTTCTGAGTTAAAAGCGACAATCTCATACGAGGGAAAACTTGCAGCGAATGATTTTTTTTATGACACCTGAACATCGCCTGCAGTTACTTGCTGCGCTGATCAAGGACCGTGATCAAACACGCGCTGCACTGGACTTTATCACTCAACAAAAACAACATGAAGAAACTCTCTATTGGGAAACGGGCGTCATGCGTGAAACAACACGCACAGAAGATTTGCAGAATTCATATTATATAAAAACACTATTCACACAGCATGAACTAACAGTGAAGGCGTACTACGACGCCATTGATCCGCAGTAAACTAAAGAACGCGCAAAAAAAAGCCAGGGGTGCAACCCTGGCTTGC